AACACCAGCGTCAACTTCGTTGAGGGAAATAAAACCCTTTCAAATGTAACTAAAACAGTAATGTCCACGAAAAGAATTGTCTATCCGAGAACAGGGAGTTTTTATCAAGTTCTAAGTTCCGATGTAAAATCAAAATCAGGCCTGAATGTTTCTTGTGTAATACTAGATGAGATTTGGACCTATCCTAATGCTGACCTTGCCAGGATGCTTACGACTGGTTCCGGTGATGCCAGAGAGCAACCACTATTTTTATACCTTACAACAGCAGGAGATAAGCTAAGAGGCTACGGCTGGGAGATGCACCAAAAGGCTAAAGATATTCTAAATGGCAGGAGAGTGGATGATACCTTTCTTCCAATTATCTATGGACTTGAAGAAGGAGATGACTGGGAAGATGAGAAGAATTGGTATAAAGCCAATCCTAGTCTAGGGCACACCATTCAAATTGAAAGAATCAGAGAGCACTTCCAGCAGGCAAAGCAAGACCCAGCAGAAGAAGCTCTCTTTAAACAATTAAGACTCAACATGTGGCTTAAGCAGAACATCAAGTGGATGCCTATGCAGACTTGGGAGAAGTGTAGTTACCCAGTTGACCCTGAAAAACTAGAAGGCAGAATTTGTTACGGAGGACTGGATTTATCCAGTTCTACAGATATTACGGCTTTTGTATTAGTGTTTCCACCTAATGAAGAAGATGATAAATACTATGTGCTTCCATACTTTTGGCTGCCAGAAGACACCTTGGACTTAAGAGTAAGAAGAGATCATGTTCCCTATGATATTTGGAAAAGAGAAGGATACCTTGAAACCACAGAAGGAAATGTCATACACTATGGCTTTATTGAAAAATTCATCGAGGATTTAGGAACTCGATTTAATATACAAGAAATCGCTTTTGACCGCTGGGGGGCAGTGCAGATGGTGCAGAACCTAGAAGGAGCAGGTTTTACAGTAGTACCGTTTGGACAGGGATTTAAAGACATGTCCCCACCAACGAAGGAACTGATGAAGCTGGCACTGGAAAAACGAATCGCCCACGGAGGACACCCAGTCCTTAGTTGGATGATGGATAATATTCATGTAAGAACAGACCCGGCAGGGAATATAAAGCCAGATAAGGAAAGGTCAACTGAGAAGATAGATGGTGCGGTGGCAATGATTATGGCGCTTGATAGAGCCATTAGAAATGAAGGGAGCACCAGAAGTGTATATGATGAAAGGGGGATATGGGGGATATGAAAATGCTTGAAAGATTTTTTAGGTCTAGAGATAAGCCAAGCAACAGCTTTTGGAACACAACCTACAGCTTTTTCTTTGGACCAACCACCAGTGGAAAAACAGTAAATGAAAGAACCGCTATGCAAACAACTGCTGTGTATGCCTGTGTGAGAATTCTTTCAGAAACACTGGCCAGTCTGCCCCTTCATGTATATAGGCATACGAATAATGGCAAAGAAAAAGCAATAACCAATCCTTTATACAGAATCCTTCATGATGAGCCAAACCCTGAGATGACTTCCTTTGTGTTTAGAGAAACGCTGATGGGTCATCTTTTATTATGGGGAAATGCCTATGCTCAGATTATAAGAGATGGCAGAGGAAGAGTTGTAGCACTTTACCCCTTATTACCTGACAGAATGGAAGTAGATAGAACCGCTACAGGGGAACTTTTCTATGAATACCAAAGTGACAAAGGTAAGGTTGTTTTAAGAAAAGAGGATGTGCTCCATATCCCAGGGCTAGGGTTTGACGGTGTGAAGGGCCAGTCCCCAATTGCAATGGCTAAAAATGCTATTGGAATGGCCATAGCAACTGAAGAATATGGAGCTAAGTTTTTCTCTAATGGAGCCAATCCTGGAGGTGTACTTGAACACCCAGGGGTTGTTAAAGATCCAAAACGTGTGAGAGACAGCTGGAATGCAGTTTATCAAGGCAGCAGCAATGCCCATAGGGTAGCAGTCCTTGAAGAAGGCATGAAATTTACACCTATTGGTATTCCGCCAGAACAAGCACAGTTTATCGCTACAAGAAAGTTTCAACTAAATGAGATAGCTCGAATTTTCAGGATACCACCCCATATGATTGGGGATCTTGAGAAGTCGAGCTTTTCTAATATAGAGCAGCAATCGCTGGAGTTTGTGAAATACACTCTTGACCCTTGGGTGGTCAGATGGGAGATGGCTCTGCAAAAGGCACTTTTTACACCAGCAGAAAAGCAGGAGTACTTTATAAAATTTAATGTTGATGGGCTCCTTAGGGGAGATTACAAAAGCAGAATGGAGGGCTATTCTGTCGGGCGTCAAAATGGCTGGCTTTCAGCCAATGACATAAGAGAACTTGAAGATCTCAATCGTATTCCTGAGGAGCTAGGAGGTGATCTATATCTGATCAATGGCAATATGACCAAGCTTGAAGACGCTGGTGCTTTTGCGAAAAAGACAAGTGGAGAGGAGGCATAACTTTGAAGAAGAAGTTTTGGAACTGGGTCGCCTCTGATGAGGGCAGAACCCTTTATTTAGATGGGGCCATAGCAGAGGAGACTTGGTTTGGCGACGAGGTAACCCCTAAACAGTTTAAATCAGAGCTACTAAGTGGAGAAGGTGACATTACCATTTGGATTAATAGTCCTGGCGGTGATGTTTTTGCAGCAAGTCAAATCTACAATATGCTGATGGACTACAAAGGCAAAGTTACTGTGAAAATTGATGGCATTGCCGCCAGTGCCGCTTCAGTGATTGCAATGGCGGGTGAAGAAGTACTGATTTCACCAACTGGCCTTATGATGATTCATAATCCAATGACTATGGCCTTTGGCGATGCGGAGGAAATGGAGAGAGCCATTGGCATGTTAAGCGAAGTAAAAGAAAGTATTATCAATGCCTATGAGCTAAAAACAGGTCTTTCAAGAGTAAAACTTTCACATTTTATGGACGCAGAAACTTGGTTCAATGCCAAAAAAGCTGTGGAGCTTGGATTTGCAGACGGGATTTTATTCTCAAACTCTAGAACAGACATCCCAAACAGCGAAGGGGTATCTTTCAGCAACATTGCAGTTATAAATTCGCTTATAGACAAACTTCCCAAAAAGGAAACTAAGCAGGTGATAGATATTACACAATTTTACAAGAGACTTGATCTCTTAAGAAAATAAGGAGGCAGACACAATGAATAGAATTTTAGAACTTCGTGAAAAAAGAGCAAAGGTATGGGAGGATGCAAAAGCCTTTCTTGATTCCAAAAGAGGCAAAGATGGCCTTATTTCTCCGGAAGATGCAGCAGTATATGAAAAAATGGAAGATGAAGTGGTTAGTCTTGGCAGGGAAATTGACCGTTTGGAAAGACAAGCAGCTATTGATTTAGAGCTCTCAAAGGCTGTAAATTCACCTCTGACCACAAGACCACACGGAGCGGAGAAAGGGAAAACGGGCAGGGCCAGTGATGAATACAAGGATGCCTTTTGGAGAGCCATGAGAAACAAACACAGCTTTGATGTGCAAAATGCTCTCCAAGTAGGAACAGATTCAGAAGGTGGCTATCTAGTGCCAGATGAATTTGAAAGAACACTGGTGCAGGCCCTTGAAGAAGAGAACATCTTTAGAACTTTAGCAAAGGTGATTACAACATCGTCAGGGGACAGAAAGATTCCGGTTGTCGCATCAAAGGGGACTGCATCATGGGTAGATGAAGAAGGCCTTATCCCGGAATCTGATGATGCATTGGGTCAAGTATCCATTGGCGCATATAAAGTGGCTACCATGATCAAAGTGTCCGAGGAGCTTCTCAATGACAGTGTCTTTAATCTGGAAAGCTATATCGCCAGAGAGTTTGCAAGAAGAATTGGAGCCAAGGAAGAAGAGGCATTCTTTATTGGAGATGGAGTAGGAAAACCAACAGGCATTTTCAATGCCACTGGCGGTGCAGAGCTTGGCATCACTACAGCCAGTGCCACTGCCATTACATTTGACGAGATTATGGATCTTTTTTATTCACTAAGATCTCCATATAGAAAGAATGCAACCTTTGTAATGAATGATGCAACAGTCAAGCTTATCAGAAAACTTAAGGACGGAAATGGCCAATATTTATGGCAGCCTTCTGTGCAGGCGGGACAGCCGGATACTATTCTCAATAGACCGGTTAAAACCTCGAGTTTTGTGCCAACAGTAGAAGCAGGGGCCAAAACCATCGCTTTTGGTGACTTTGGGTATTACTGGGTAGCAGATAGACAAGGTAGATCATTTCAAAGACTGAATGAGCTCTTTGCAGCTACAGGTCAAGTTGGTTTTAGGGCAACACAGCGTGTAGACGGAAAGCTCATTCTTCCTGAAGCCATCAAGGTGCTTAAACAAAAATAGGCGGTGATGAATATGAGCTACAATACTAAGAATCACAAAGAGCAAGGCGGAGAAAGAACCATCATTGAGGGAGAGCTTGTAATCGCAGAAGGCGGCAAGCTCATTTTTAATGATGAGGAATTAAAGCCTGCTGCTTTTCAAGATGCAAGTACAGCTTCTACTGTTGCAGGTGTGGTGGCTGATTTAAATGCACTGATTACAAAGCTTAAAGCAGCTGGTTTAATGGCCAGCGAATAAAGGAGGTGGGCGCATTGATCGTCACACTTGAAGAAACTAAGCTATGGATTAGAGTGGAGCATTCTGATGAAGATGCGCTCATTGAAAGCTTTATATTGGCGGCGGAGGAGTTTGTAGAAGGCATCCTCCGCTTTCCACTAAGTGAATTTGATGGAAATGTTCCAGGGGCTATCAAACACGCTGTTTTCTTTACTGTTTCCAAGTTTTATGAAGATAGAAATGAGCTTGATATGGCAGATTTAAATGATGTCCTTCGGGATCTTCTCTTTTCATACAGAAAGGCGGAGTGGTAATGAAAATAGGGGAGTTTAAGCATCGCATTAATATAGTCAAACCGGTTATAGAAATTAACGAGAATGGATTTGAGGTAAAAACCCATGAGACTTATAAAACGCTGTGGGCAAAGGTTACGAATCTTAATGGCAAGGAGTACTTTGAGGCAGCAGCGCTTCAAAAGGAAAAGATGGTCAAATTCATCTTTAGAGCTGTAAAAGGCATTGATGAAACTATGAAGATTGATTTTGATGGAAAACTCTACGACATCACCTTTATAGACAACATTAAGTATGAGAATAAGTACATGGAAGTCAAAGCGCTGGAGGTGGATGACAGTGGCTAAAATAGAACTTGAGGGGATGCAGGAACTCATTGATAAAGTCAATAAGTTAGGGTCTAAAGGTGATGAAATCAAGAAAAAGGCCCTAGATAAAGCGGGTGAAATGGTAAAACAAACCATGGAGAAAAAAGCAACCAGGTCTAAATCAAGTAAAAGACATATGGCTGATCATATAAAAGTGTCGGATATAGAGCGTAGCAATGGCATTGACTTTGTAAAGGTTGGTCCAGATAAAGGGGATGTATCAGAGTTCTTTTATTCCAAGTTTACAGAATGGGGAACCTCAAAAATCCCTGCACAGCACTGGGCATCTAAATCCGTAAAGGAAAATCAGAAAAAGATTAATGAAGTTATACGAGGCGAACTAGAAAGGGGGCTTAAGGACCTTGATTAACAAGTTAGTGATAGATACATTAAGACCTCTGGGTGTTCCAGTGGGTTTTCAAAAATACTCTGGAAAAGCCAGCACCTATATTACCTTCCACGAGTATTTGGCTTCAGGAGAGGAATTTGAAGAAGATGCAGAAAGCTTTACTGGCCATTACATTCAAGTGGATGTTTGGTCGAAAGAGGACTATGGCATCCTCGTTAAAAACATCAAGGTGAGGCTTCTTGAAGCAGGATTTAAAAGAATCGATGAAGCTGATTTTTATGAAACAGATACTGGTCTTTACCATAAGGGTCTGAGATTTTTTTATTTAGAAGAACAGGAGGTCGCATAAATGGCTAGACAAATTGGTCTTAAGGATATTCATATTGCAATACTTACAAAAGACGATACTACCGAAGTAACCTATGGTACGCCATCTAAGCTTGAAAGAGCTGTAAGTGCTCAGATTACACCGAAGGTATCTTCAGAAAATATTTACTCCGATGATACGGTTGAGGATGTAATTTCAGCCTTTGAAGGTGTGGAGGTAGAAATTGAAACCAACCAGCTATCCCTTGAAAGTAGAGCTAAGCTCCAAGGGGCAAAGGTTGTAAAAGGCGTCCTTATTGAAAGTAAGAACGATATTGCACCAACAGTGGCACTAGGGTTTAAATCGAAGAAAAGCAACGGAAAATACCGCTTTGTGTGGCTATTGAAAGGGAAGTTTGAGCTTGCTCCAGATGAATACGATACTGAAGGTGAAAAGCCACAGCCTAAAACAGCAAAGCTTAAAGGGACATTCTTTGCAAGAGATTATGACGGAAACTTTAGATTTCTTGCCGATGAGGATGCAGTGGGAATTGATACAAGCATTATAGCTGCTTGGTTTACTGCTGTTCCAGATGAACCAGTACCTACACCATAGAAGGGAGTGACAATATTTGAAAGCAGCTGAACTGAAAAACAAAGGCATTAAATTTATGCTTGGAGACAAAGAGCACGAACTGAAATTCAACATGAACACCTTCTGTGAGCTGGAAGAAATTTATGGGGATTTAAATAAGGCCTTTGACGATTTACAGGCTATGAAAATCAAAGCTATTAGGGCACTAATCTACGCAGCGGTTAAGGCTGATGATGAAAAAGCCACCCTTAAAAGTGTGGGTGAAAAACTGGAGATTCAGGATTTAGAAAGGCTTGGCACTGCCATCAATGAAGCTTTAAGCAAGGCCATGCCGGAGGCAAGTGAAACTATGGGGGAATAGAAAGCTGCTCTAGTTCTAATTGGGACTGGGAGTGGCTTTTTTATTTAGCGACCAATCTTTTAAAAATGTCAGAAGATGAATTTTGGTGTTCTACCCCTAAAAAGCTTCAGGCATTATTTATCGTGTATAAAAAAGTCAATGGCATTGATGATACTGAGTTTGATACCATTGACAACATTCTGTTTTAGGAAGGGGGTGAGAAACTATGAGTGGTACTGCTGTTGTAGCGAGGGTTGGTCTTGATGATAGAGGCTTTCAAGAAGGTGTCCAGAAAATACAGCGAAGTTTAAAGGTGGTTCAAAGTGAATTTGCAGCAGCAAGTTCAAAGCTTGGCGATTTTGGTAAGTCTACTGATGGACTGAAATTAAAAGCCGATAGTTTGAATAAGCAGATGGATTTTCAAAAAGCGAAAATTGCTGCCCTTAGAAAAAGCTATGAAGAAAGTGTAGCCACTAAGGGTGAAGATGCCAAGGCTACAGAGAATTTAAGAATCAAGCTCAATTATGCCATCGCTGATATGAATAAGATGGAAAATAATCTGAGTGATTTGAACGATCAGATTAGAATTCAAAGCAGTTCGTTTACTCAGTTAGGTTCTAATCTTGATGAA